ATCCGACATTCAGCACGCGTGCCGAGGCCATCCGCGCGGTCATCGCGTCGGCGAGCCTGGAGTCGATCGGAACCGGCGAGATCATCGAGGTCTCGGCCTGCGTTGGCCAGCCTGCATGCCCGCGTCAGCGCCGAACCGGGTGCGCGCTCTGCGATCGCATCAAGGTCTTCCCGGACGGCACGACGCGGCAGGTCGGAGGACGCGCGTGACCGTCATCGCTTGGGATGGAAAGACGATCGCGGCGGACCGACAACGCGATACCGCCGGCATGAAGCATCCCGGCACAAAGCTGCTGCGGCTGGCGAATGGTGAAGCCGTCTCTTGGTGCGGATCGAATGGCGGCGGATACATGCTAGCGGATTGGTACGCCGCTGGGGCCAAGCCGAGCCGATGGCCGGAATTGAAAGGTGACGACTTCGCTCGCCTTATCGTGCTGCGACGTGACGGCTTGTTCGTCTACGAAACCTACCCAGCAGCGATGAAAATCGAAGCGCCATTCATCGCGTTCGGAAGCGGGGGCGATTTCGCGATGGGCGCGATGGCGATGGGCGCGGATGCGCGCCGCGCGGTAGAAGTCGCCTCTCAATTCAGTACCGGCTGCGGCTTGGGTTGCGACACCATGCAGTACGAAGAACCAGCTGCCAGGAAGGCGGCTGTCGCGCGTCCAACATCCAGCGCAAGGAAGCGCACATGGCTGCCCAAGTCGGACTGATCGCGGTCCTCAACAACGACGATCTGCAGAAGCGCGAAGACGCCGCCGATCAGGCGCGCTACGCGGCATCCAATACCGTCCCCGGGGAGGCGCCGCCCGACCCGTATTCGAGCATCCTGTGCGACCTGGACAGCTACGTCGAGAACTGCTGGCAGGCGGCCAAGACCGCGAAGGAAGGGCAGGTCGAGCCCGACATGCTCGAGGACCTGCGCCAGCGCGAGGGTATCTACGATCCAACAAAGCTCGCCGAGATCCGGAAGCATGGCGGCTCCGAGATCAAGATGATGCTCACGAACGTCAAGTGCCGCGCAGCCGAAGGCTGGATTCGCGACATCTTGCTGCCCAGTGGCGAGCGTCCGTTCACGGTACGGCCGTCGCCGATTCCAAACGACATGCCGCCCGAGCTGAAACAGGGCATTTACCAGCGCACGATGGCGGAACTGCAGGAGGTGATGCAGGCCGGCATTTATCCGACCCAGCAGCAGGTCTACGACCGCGCGCGTCAGATGTACGACCAGATGCAGCAGCGCATCCGGGACGAAGCGAAGCTGCGGGCGCAACGCATGGAGGACTCAATCGACGACAAGCTCGTCGAGGGCGCCTGGTACGACGCGATGGAAGCGATGATCGCCGACCTCGTCGCGCTGCAGGCGGCGTTCGTCAAGGGTCCCGTGGTGCGCAAGAACCGGCGGCTCGTCTGGGAGACCGACGAGAAGACCGGCAAGAGCGTCCCGCGCGCCGAGGACGAACTGACGCCGATGTTCTACTCGCCCTCGCCGCTCGACATTTACCCATCGCCTGACTCACGCGACACCGAGGACGGTTACCTGGTCGAGAAGATCCCGCTGCGCCGCTCGGCGCTCGAGGCGATGAAGGGTGTTCCCAGCTACAACGACGAGAAGATCAGCGCCGCGCTGGAGGAATACCAGCACCACGGGCACGAAATCCATACCGCCGGCGAGCAGGAACGTCGCGACATCGAGAACGCCACGAATTACCAGATTTCGCCGGATCGCTCGATCGATTCGCTCGAATTCCACGGCAGCATCCGCGGGCAGTGGCTTCTCGACTGGGGGATGAAGAAGGGCAAGGGCGACGGCCAGGTCGACGATCCAGACACGGAATACGAGGTCACCTGCCTGAAGGTCGGTCGCTTCGTCGTGCGCTGCGTCCTCAACGAGGATCCGCTGCGCCGCCGGCCGTACATGAAGGCCAGCTACGACTCGATCAAAGGCCAGTTCTGGGGCCGCGGGTTGCCGCGCCTCATCCGCGACATCCAGAACATCTGCGACGCCTGCGCGCGCGCGCTCTCGAACAACATGGGCCTCGCATCCGGCCCAATGATCGAGGTGGAGGTCGACCGCCTCGCCGAAGGCGAAGACCCCACGATGCTGTACCCGTGGCGCCTCTTCCAGACGAAGGCGAGCAAGTCGACGCCGTCGCCCGCGGTTCACTTTCACCAACCGGACACGATCGTCGCTCCGCTGATGAAGGTCTACCAGTATTTCAGCGGTCTCGCCGACGACTATTCGGGCATCCCGAAGTTCGATCAGGGCATCAATCCGACGCAGGGCGCCGCGGGCACCGCGACCGGCCTCTCGATGCTGATGACCGCGAGCTCGCGCCAGATCAAGCGCATCTTCGGCGGCATCGACCGGATGATCGAGGGCAGTGTCCAGCGCATGCACACCTGGATCATGCTGTTCGGCGACGATCCGAACGTGAAGGGCGACGCGAACATCGAAGCACGCGGCACCGCATCGCTCGTGGCGAAGGAGCAGCTGCAGATTCGCCGGGCGCAGTTCCTCGCGCAGACCGCGAATCCGATGGACGCGCAGATCATGGGTCCGCTCGGCCGCGCCGAACTCCTGCGCGGCACCGCCAAGTCGCTCGACTACAACCCGGACGACATCATCCCGTCGCGTGACGAGATGATGTCGAAGATGCAGCAGCAGTCACAGCCAGCAGCGCAGCCGTCGCAACCGATGCTTCCAGCGCCGGGCGCGCCGACGCTCGACGCCGCGGGCAATCCGGCCGGCGGCACCGATCACGCGCTGTTCCAGAACGCGGCGTAGTTAATTCACTACCGACACACAGGGGCAAATCGCACGATTCGCGCCGATGGTCGGAGACGACGTACTACAGGCATTCGCGAAGCTCAACGCAGACCCCGTGTTTCGGGTAGTCGTGGAAGAGCTGGAACGCCGCAGGGAAGCGGCACGCGAGGCGATGGAGACGGCAACCGATCCATGGTCGGCGGGCAGGGCGCAAGGATGCTCGATGCTCGCCGGCGATTTACTGAAGCTTGCGCAAGGCGCTCGTGATGCGATCGCAAAGCGCAGGCAGGTGAGGGGACTCGCCTAAACCGACGGACACCGCGCAACGCGGACCACAGGGACACCGATGAAACTGCCAAAACAGGTACAGGAAGCCGGAGACCGCGCCGATCAGGCGCTTCAACAGCACAACGCAGCCGCCGACGCGGCGCCGGATCAGCCCATACCGGGCACCGAAGCGCCAGCACCGACGCCGAGCGATCCACCCGCAGCGACGCCGCCGGCCGAACCCGCGCCGACGCCCGCTCCGGCTCCGGATCGAACGGACTGGAAAGCGAAGTACCACACGCTCCAGGGCATGTACAACGCTGACGTCCCGCGACTCCAGAAGGACCTGAAGGCAGCGACCGATCGTGTCGACAGCCTCGTCGAGGAAGTGGCGGACCTCAAGACCCGCTTGGTGACTGCGGCGCCCGCGCCGGCAGCCCCTGCACCCGAACCGGAAGTCGTGTCGGCACCCGCCGCACTCGTCACCGCGCTCGGTCAGGAAGGCGCCGACGCGCTGATCGCAGCGATCACGCACCAGGTCTCGGGAATCCGCAGCGACGTCGACAAGGGTATCGCGACGGTCAAGGAATCCGCGGACAACGCGAGCAAGACGGCCGATCAGCTGGCCCAGGAGCGCGCGAACGATCGACGCACGGCCTTCATGGCGGCGCTGACCGAACGCGTTCCGGACTGGCCGACGATCGACAACGACGAACGCTGGCATGCGTACCTGATGGAGAAGAGCCGCGAGGCTCGTCGCCCACGCCAGGAACTCATCGCCGAGGCGTATCGCGATGGCGATCTCGACGCGGTGGCAGGGTTCTTCGAGGCGTTCAAGGAGAAGGTCGGCATCACCGCTCCGGCGGTTGATCCGACGCCGACCCCGGCGCCTGCCGCAGACCCGACACCCGCGCCTGACCCGGCTCGAGCTGCGCTCGAACGTCAGCAGGTTCCCGCGCCATCGGGGCGCTCTGCGACTCCCGCCAGCGATCCCAAGAATATCTGGACGCAGGCGGAAATCCGCAAGTTCTACAGCGAGGTCACGAAGGGTGTTTACCCGCGTGACCGCGCGGTGCAAATCGAACGGGACATCGAATCAGCGCAGCGAGAAGGTCGCATCCGCTGACGATTCCCGGAGTCCTGGGCCACGGAAGGCCCGTTATCTCACGAAAAGGAATTCGCCATGACCATCCCCGCAGGCTCCGGCGTCCCGCAGCATTCGGGTATCTACACGCCCGAAATCTGGTCGGGCAAGATGCTGGTCGAGTACTACACGGCCACGGTGTTCGGCGCCATCGCCAACACCGACTACGAAGGCGAGATCAAGAAGGAAGGCGATACGGTCCACATCCGTACGTTGCCGGAGATCGAGATCCTCGACTACGTCAAGGGTGTGCCGCTGAACATCCAGCGCCCGAACCCGGGCAAGATCGAGCTGACGATCGATCACGCCAAGTACTTCAACATCGGTGTCGATGACATCGACAAGTTCCAGTCGGATCTCGACTACCTCAACAAGTGGACCACGCACGGCGGCAAGAAGCTCGCCATTGCGCAGGATCGCAGCATCCTGGCCAGCGTCTACGCCGACGCGGACCCGTTCAACAAAGGCGCGACGGCCGGCAAGCTCAGCCGGAACATCAACCTCGGTTCGACCGGCGCGCCGCTCGCGGTGACCGCGACCAACATCCTCGACCTGCTCGTCGACGTTGGCCAGGTCTTCTCCGAGCAGGATGTTCCGGAAGACCAGCGCAAGGTCGTGCTGCCGGCGTGGATGACGACGCTCATCAAGAAGTCGGACCTCAAGGAAGTGTCCGTTTCGGGCGACGGCACGTCGATGCTCCGCAACGGTCGCGTCGGCATGATCGACAACATGGAAATCTTCCAGTCGAACTCGCTGGCCAACGTGACCGACGGCGCCGACACGGTGACGAACGCAATGGCGTGCCATCGCGACGCGCTGACGTTCGCCGCCCAGCTCACGGAGAGCCGCACGTTCCAGGCGGAATCGACGTTCGGCTGGTTCGCGCGCTCGCTGGTGGTCTACGGCTTCGAGGTCATCAAGCCCGAGGCGATGGTCCACCTGTACGTCAAGAAGGGCTGATCGCTGCCCGAGGGGCTGGGCCCGCCTGGCCCCTCAACGCCACCCACTCACGGAAAGGAATCCGTCATGGCTACGAAGAATCTGAGCGTCGGCGGCACCCAGGGTGCATCGATCGCCGGCCTCAACAAGGTGTTCGTGCTGCACAACGTCATCGATTTCTCGGTGCCGGCCAACCAGCTTGCCGCGGCAGACGTCGCGCAGGTGCTGAACATTCCCGCGGGCTTCCATGTGCTCAAGGCGGGCCACAAGGTCATCACGGCCGAAGGCGGCACCGCGGCCGGCACGCTCGGCGACGGTGCGGCTGCTGGCGGCTACGTTTCGGCCTCGAACCTGAACTCGGTCGCGACCCAGGTCTCTGCGCTCGCGCTCACCGAGGGTGTGCCGAACACGGTCACCGGCTACAGCAACGGCAAGTTCTACGCCGCGGCGGACACGATCGACTACGTCGCGACCAACGCGCTCGACGCGGCGGTCGTGGACTTCTTCGCGGTCGTCGTCGACTGCAACTGAGCGCAGGGCGGGCGCCGGTCCTGACGGGCCGGCGCTTCCCCAAGGCAACGGAGTGCCGACATGACTCGCTATCTGAAGCGCAATGACGACGGTTCGATCTACGTCTGGACGGAGGCGCTGGCGAAGCGCTCCGACATGGTCGAGTGCGACGGCCCGACCGCGCCGCACGCAAAAAAGGCAGCTGCCGCCGCGCCGGCTCCGACCACCGGAGGCGATTCGGCGCTCGACGTGTACGCCATCACCGACAAGGCCGAGCTCAAGCGACTCCTGTCCGAGAAGGGCGTGAAGGTCGCCGGCAATGCATCGCTGAAGAAGCTCCAGGACTCGCTCGCCGCCGCGCTGAAGGGTGACGCCGGTGCTGGCGACTGAGGTCATCCGCCGCGCATCGACGGCGCTCTTCGACGCGACGAACGTCCGCTGGTCGCTGGGCGAGCTCGTCGACTACATCAACGACGGGCAGCGGCAGATCATCCTGCTGCGCCCGGACTCGAACTCGGTGACGGCATCGATCAAGCTCGGCATCGGATCGAAGCAATCGATTCCGCTCGTCGACGGGACCGATCCCAACTCTGTGCCGACTCCCAAGGGCGTCCGGTTCCTGCGCGCTGTCCGCAACATGGGCTCCGACGGCCGTACGCCTGGCCGCGCCATCCGCGAGTGCTCGCGCGTCGCCCTCGACAACGAAGTGCCGGACTGGCATTTCGCCAACCCCGCGGCGACCGTGCAGCACTACATCTTCGACAACATCGCGCCGAAGACCTTCTACGTCTACCCGGCGATCCCGAACCCTTCGAACACGTACATCGAGATGGTCTATTCGGGCCTTCCGGTGACCGTGCTCAAGAACGCGGATGGCTCCCCGACGTCGCCGACCGACCTGCTCACGCTTTCGGACCAGTACATCAACGCGCTGCTCGATTTCGTGCTGGCGCGCTGCTACGCGAAGGATGCCAGCTACGCCGGTAACATGGCCCGCGCGCAGGCGCACATCCAGTCGTTCGGGGCCAGCCTCAGCGCGACGATGACGACCGAATTCACGGCCGCCGCCGCGCAGCAGGCGACGCCGACGCCGGCCGCCGCCGCCCAAGCGCGCTCGGGGGGCTGATGGCCCGCTTCGAGGACATGCTGCCGGATGCACGGGCCGGGCTTCCGGCTGCGCCCGACGTCGTGATCCTCGCGGCGCTGCGTCGCGCGGCGTCCGAACTGTGCCGGCAGTCGCACGTCTGGCAGGAACAGCTCGACGACCAGGCCGCGGTGCCGAACATCGCGGTCTATGACGCCGGCGCGCCGAGCGGCGCACGCGTCGAGCGCATCGTCTGGCTGAAGTACGCCGGCGTCGCGCTGGCCGTGGTCGCGCGCGAGCGCGAACTGCTCGCCAATCCGCCAGGCCTGGGCGCCCCACGCATGTGGTCGCAGTCCACGTCCGCGCAGACGTTCACGGTCTGGCCGACGCCGGGTGCGGGCGACACCGGCGCGCTGACCGCGTACGCGACGCTGGTGCCGCTCGAGAACGCCTCATCCATCCCCGATGACCTCGCCGCCGAGTACCGGCGCGGCTTCATCGCGCTGGCGAAGGCCGAACTGATGGCCAAGCCGGACATGCCCTATTACAACCCTGGTGAATCGCTGCGACAGGATGCGATCGGTCAAGACTGGATCCTGCGCGCGAAAAGGAAGCAGGTCGGCGGTGCGCACGTGCCTCTGCGCGT